CAACAGCTTTTGCTACGTTGCCTGTTAAGGCTAATTCCATGTCTTTCTTGAGTGCTTTTGAGTTGAGTGATAATTGGTATGCCATTTCTGAATCACGACCTGCGTTGTTAGACGCTTGCTGAGAACCAGAAACTATGACAGTCTTTCGTGCGATTTGGGTATAGTTCCCAAGTCTTACTGTAGGTGTCACAGCAGTATAAGCATAGTCATCTCCGTCCAGATGAGCATTACTTGCTGGACTGGCGAGAGTATCAGTCTGCCACTCCACTAAAGTATTTGTTGCTTTCGCTTTACCAATCATTGACATGAATGGTGTATCACTTGGCGCAATATTATAAATTGTATTAGACAAATCTTCCCTGCGCCCAATGGCTTGATATGTCTGATAAGTATTGGCAACGATAGCCATAAGTCCCTCTTATTATTAAGGATTATTGAAAATCATGAACGAATCATGTTATAAAAAACTGCCTGTGCATCTTCAATGCGACCAGACTTGCGTAATCTTTCCGATGCCTTTTTAGATTTCGTACTACTGGGATTTATTGACTGCGAACCTGCTTTCATACTTGAACGATGTACTGGTTTCAAAGTCCCTCGCTTTTTGGTCAATTTATCGTAGAGCATTGCTTTACGCATAGTTGCTACTGCTCTGGAATCATACGCTTCATTCAGTTCTTGATCTGTGAAGCCTACGTTTTTTCCGTACTCTACAATTGCTTTCCTTTCAGCTTTTGCGACTTTTTCATCAGACCACTCAGGGATCAACGTACTAAGGTTCTCCCTCTGTGATTCGATGTATTTTTCCAAGTTTGCCTGTTGCTCTGCATTCTCCTGCGCTCTCAACTTTTGAATCTGTTGTTCACGCATTTGATCCTGCATCTGTGCTTCACGCAACTCATCACGCTCCAACATAAACTGCATTGGATCAGAGTCTTTTAAATCTTGCCAGTATTGGGAATCTTTTTGGGCTTGTTGAGGTTGTGCGGATTTTGCATTTTCAAGGACTTCGATAGCTTGTGATCGTAGATGTCTTGCTTCTGCAATTTCTTTCTCAAAAGACTTGCGATCTTCTGCAAGTGCCTGAGACTTTTTAGTAAATGAGGATTGGCGAGAGTACCCAGAGATTAACTCGTCCAGTGAGACATCTAGTTCTTCACCATCAGCACGCACTTTAAACATCTGTGCGTCTGATTCTACTTCTTCCAAGTCTTCATCTACTTCTTCTTCATCCTGCACATCTTCTGAGTCTTCTGAATCTAACTCTAATTCTTCCGACTCATCGGGGGATTCTTCTGCTTGTTCTTCTAATGATTCTTCACCATCTTCAGAGGACAGTTCTTTTCCCCATGCTACAGTTGCTTCATCGAGCGCAGACCCTATTATAAGGCTATTGCCCTCGACTACTTCTTGTTCTGCCATGCTTTCTTTCTAGTTTCTCAGGACACCACTCTTGTTCCAAAAGGAATGAGTGATCTCCTCAAAAACTAAATTAATTGTTTTGCGATTTTTCCGCTATTAATCATGGATTCGATTTCCAGCTTCACTTCTGAGAGAACCTTGAGAGACAAATAATACTGCTCACGTTTCTGCTCATCACCGATTCCAGAAGAAATCCATGCGTTTACATATTTATCCTCCAGTAGATCACACGCTTCTATGAATACTGGAGACTGTAGAAGCGTTTCCGCTTCATTCCCTTGTGCAACTCTCTCCTCTATAGACTTAGGAGTTACACCCTTTCTTTTTTTACCCATTTAATTAGTCATCCCTTCTTCTGGGACTTGTTCCATATTAGTAGGTGACATATCTTGAGGTAACTGCATCTGTTGCATCTGTTGCTGTGCCATCTGCTGTTCCTGTATCCTCTGTTGTGCTTCTGCACGAATCTTTTCACGATCTTTTTCCATGTTCCCTCTTATCTCTGTCATGTCAATCGTGGTCTTATACTTGTTCTCCATCTCTTTTTGCTTCATACCTACATCAGAGTCCAGTTTGTCTCTCTGTAAGTCATCATCACGAATCATCTTTTCTTGGTCAAGACTGAACTTCTGCTTATCTAACTCAATGTCTGCCCTGACTTTATCTGCTTGTGCTTGTGCAAAGATTTCATCTGCTGTTGGTTCTGGCTCTTCAGGTGGAGGTGGCTTAAAGTCTTTCGGATTACTCCAGAAGGACTGCACATCCTTAAACCCTGAGAGTTCTGTCATCTTGGATAATGTATGGTGATACTGCTGGTTTGTGACAAAAGGATTCGTTGAACCTTGCTCCTGTAAAATCTTCTCCTGTTTTACTGCAAGTCCTGCAAGCATCTGCATACGCTCCTGAGTAGTACCCATTCCTAACGCAACATTCACTGAAACATCCATTCCAATGTCCCAGACTCTAGGATCAATCGGTATCCAAGTGTTACGCAAGCGAACCATCCTTGCTTTCTCTTGATGGTTGTGCAATAACTTCAATATCTTCTTAAATAATGGCTTCATACCATTCTCAGCAAAGACCCTGCACAGTAGTTCAATCTGTGCCTGTGAACTTGCCATAGTTGCAGATACTGCGCTTTTTTCAGTGCTTTGGAGTGCATCTGGATCAAGACCCATTGAAGCCTTGCTCATTCCAGTTCTGTCCTCCTTCATCCGATCCATGTAGTCCAACATCGGGAATGCTTCCTTACCATTGAAGGACTTGTTCAATTCCCCAATTGCACCTGCTGATCTAGTCCTGACTAACTTACCAACCTTGTTCGATAGTGCGTCATCTATATTAACCTGACCCTCCACTAACCAAGTGTCAGGGTGAATGCTCTTGGCAAGACTGTCTAACATATTACGCAAAATGCTCGACTTCACCAACTGAACATCCATTGTCAGGTCTGCTACACTCTGTCCCCTCCAGAAATGCGGTTCTGGGTAACCAGAAAAGACCACAAATGGAATATCATTAACCGGACTATGATGAAGCAACTTATGATGGTTGCCAGCACAACAAAACTTACGCAATGAAGTAATTCCAGACCCACCGAAATCCACTTTTGCATACGCTTCAATATATAAGACCTTGCGATTCGCTTCTCCACCTTCGTCAGAATCAGCATAAGACCCCAGAGGGTGTCTTGCAAGGTACTCCATATTCGTGTCAAATTCACTGTCATCTCCTGCTAAATCCAGCATCTCATCAAAGTCATAACCCATACTCACCAACTCTGAGACTGTGAGATACCTTCTATGTGCAACTATTGATGCTTCTTCTACAGATTTTGCTCTCCTGTCAATCAAAAATTCTTCTGGAGGAAGTGACTCAAAAACAACCGACCCCTCTACTGAAAGTCTCCGAATAACTACATCGTGCAACATCGGTGCGTCCATGCTCTCTTGTTGCTGTTGTGGTGCTTCGGTTGGAGAGACGCTTTCAGCAGGGGGTGGTTTGAAACTAGGGTCTGGATACGATTCTAAAGAAGACCCTTCAATGTCTGGGTCAGACATCAGTGCTTCTAGGGCTTGATCGTCTAGACCTGTATATTCCTCATGCTCAACTTCTTCCCTTCTCTCCCAATCTACTTTTGCAATTCCGACCCTCTTTACAAGAGCATCCTTAATAATAGAGTAGAAAGTCTGGAAGGAGGTTGGATTATCTGCACCTAAAACGACTTGATTCACATAATCACTAGCCTGTTCACTGCTTGGTACATCTTCAGGGTAGCGTGGCTGGTACTCTACAACTCTCTGAGTCCCAAAAAATGTCCTCATTATCTGAGGTAGCATCAATGCTATAGTATCCCTGACATCCCTAGAGACTACCTGAGAACGACCATCCTCCTCATTACCAAAAGGCTTGCCATTGAAGTAATCACTTGCAACAATACGATCTGGTGCTTCTGAGAGATCAATATAGTCAACTGCTTCCTCTATAAGACCAGCAACTATCCCCTCCAGTTCCGTAATGTCCATCGCAGTATCTCCAGCGAGCCTAATCTGCTCTGCTTCCAGTTCTGCTGTCTGCTGTCTTACTTCTGCGTCCGTTAAAGCCATGTTTCCTAGAAATAGATTCAGTAGTTACAAGTCAAATTGACTGAAAAACAAGGCTGGATCAAGACCTTTTTCAAACAATCCCTTTTATTTCACGCATTAATGGCTTAGACCATGATTTTGATGCGTTTCTGGACGCATAACTCGCAAATGTCAAGATTAATGCGTCTGCAGAATCGGGCGAACTCCCCAGACGCTTTCTTATCTCATCTTTTGACTCAACTTTAGTCTTGCCTGTTGAAGAAAACCCATATCCAACTGAACATAACTCCATAATCAAACCCTCATCATTCGGAATCACCACATCCAACCCCTCAAACCATGATCTGCACTTCTCCCATAACTCAGTACGCAAATTAAGATAGTTTCCTGCAATAGAAGGTGCTTCTCCTACATTTACACCCCTGACATCCACACCCTCCTCCAATAAACGATCAACCACACCTGCTCCCAAACCAATACTGTCTATACAGATTTCTCCAACCTCTAAATTCTTCTTCTTTAACTCCTCAATCTCACTCCTCACCCAACCAACTACCTGCATAGTGTCCAAACCACGCTTTGTCTTTACTCCATCTCCTAAAATCCTGTTCCCCTGTCTCAAACATATAGCAGATGCGTCTGATCCATACCTTGCGACATCAACCCCCATAGTAACTGCACCACCAACTCCCTCTACATCCCTTGCAACCGCACTCTCAACTAAGTGTCTGGGAATAATTGCGTCATCATCTGCTAGCGGAAATTCGCCCAATACCCTTACACGAAACTGATTGCTGTCTCGACCATAACGATCACCTATGTCATCTACAAAATCCTCAGATACCCTTGCAGAATCTTCACAATTAACACGCAAAGTCTTCCAGTTCTTGCTCAACTTGTTATGTGTATCATAAAAAAACCCCTGCCCTCTAACTGGATTGCCTAAAAGGATGGTGGTTGCGTTCTCTCCACTCATCGATCCTGCGCTTGCTTCAAAAATTGCGTCATTTATTCCAGATGCTTCATCCACTACAAGCAAAACATGGTCTGAATGGACTCCCTGTAATGCTTCTGCACTACCCTTCTCCGGCCTAGATACCCTGAAGCTGATGAAAGACTCTGAAGGTGATGCCTTTAAACGTATCTGGTCAGTAAATACCTCCAAC